ACCAGAAAACTAAACAATACAAGTGCAACAAGTGTGCAGCCATAGTGGACAGGCAAAATGCGTTAAGACGTACAGTAAAATTACTGTCTAACAATACAATAAAAGCATACAACAAAATTAAAGAAGGGTATGTGTACGCTATCTCTAATCAAGCGTGGCCGGGTTGGATCAAGATAGGCATGGCAGTTGATGCAGAAGATAGATGCTCAAGCTATCAAACCTCTTCACCTCTGCGAGATTATGTGTTAGAGTTCTGTAAAATGTTTGACGATAAAGGAGTAGCAGAAAAAACGGCACACCACAACGCACGTAGACTAGCAAGTGACAGTAATGGTGAGTGGTTTAAGATGAGTAAGCATGATGCTATCACTGTAATAGAAGGAGTAACCGATGAAACTAGTACTTGATGTAGAGAACACAGTAACCAAACGTGATGGCAAGATGCACCTTGATCCATTTGAGCCTGACAATAGTTTGGTTATGGTGGGTGTGCAGGGAGTGTGCAATCCCACACCACCTCGCATATACACATTCGATCATGCAGATATTGAACCTACCTTTAGTGGTAAGGAAGAATTACAAATGACACTAGACCAAACAAGTTTATTAATTGGTCACAATATTGCATATGATTTACTGTGGCTATGGGAGTCAGGTTTCATTTATAAGGGTGAAGTGTATGACACAATGCTCAATGAGTACATACTACAACGTGGTGTTAAAGAACCCTTATCGTTACAGGCATGTGCCGAGAGGTATGGTGCGACACCAAAGCAAGACACACTCAAGGAGTACTTTGCCAAAGGGTACAGTACACGTGACATACCACACGCAGAACTGTGTGAGTATTTACGTGCCGACCTACAGGCAACTAAGGATCTATACGATAGTCTTTCGTTACGTTATGAAGAGCCTGAGAATATAGGCTTAAAGAATACGGCAAGGCTAACAGATCAGGTAGCCGTGTGTCTCGCACGTATCTATCAACGTGGGTTCAAGGTTAATCTTGACGTACTCAATAGCGTACGTGAAGAGTTTGAGACAGAGAAGAATCAGATTGAGAAGAGTCTCAACGCACAGACTAGGGAGCTAATGGGTGACATGCCTATCAATCTCAATAGTCCTGAACAACTATCGTGGGTTATCTATAGTCGTAAGCCTTACGATAAAACTTTATGGGGTAATTCGTTTGATCCATACATGTCTGATAATGACTTCAGGCAAACGATCAAGGAGAAGTCTATGGTAGTACTAAAGAAACGTGCTATCAAATGTTCTACTTGTTATGGTTCTGGCTATGTAAGAAAGAAAAAGAAAGATGGAACTCCATTTGCTAACCGAAACAGATGTGTTTCATGTGATGCTATTGGCTATATCTTCACTGATACTACTCCTGCTACTGTGGCAGGACTAAAGTTCTCCCCACCCAATCCTAAGTGGGCGAGTGCCAATGGCTTTACTACTAACAAAACAAACCTTGAGGTGCTTGAGAAGGTAGCACGATCACGTGGCATGAGGGATGCCGAGTTGTTCCTACAACGTGTGCGTAGATTGTCTGCCCTTGATACATACTTGAGTAGCTTCATTGATGGTATCCAAACGCATACCAAGAAGGATGGCATGCTACACGTACGTCTACTACAGCATCGTACAGCTACTGGTAGATTCAGTGGTGCAGATCCTAACATGCAGAACATGCCTAGAGGTGGTACGTTTCCTGTGAAGAAGGTATTCATCTCACGATTCAAACATGGCAAGATACTTGAGGCTGACTTTGCACAGCTAGAGTTTCGTGTGGCTGCCTACCTTGGGCAGGACACTACCGCTATTGAGGAAGTGAAGACAGGCTTTGATGTACACAGCTACACCGCTAAAGTAATCACAGATGCAGGACAGAATATCTCACGGCAAGATGCCAAGGCACATACTTTCGCCCCCTTGTATGGTGCAAGTGGCTTTGGCAGAACACCTGCAGAAGCTTCCTACTACAAGCAGTTCAATACTAAGTACAATGGTATAGCCAAGTGGCACAAGCAGTTGGCAACCGAAGCATTGAACAAAGGTAAGATCAAGACACCATCAGGCAGAGAGTTTGCTTTCCCTGATATGGTGCGTAAGCGTAATGGTGTGTCGCACTTTACGCAACTAAAGAATTATCCTGTGCAGTCACTGGCAACAGCAGACATAGTGCCGTTGGCCCTACTGTACATAGATAGTAAGCTTGACAGAATGGAAAGTTGTATAGTTAATTCTGTACACGATTCTATTGTCATTGATGTGCATCCAGACGAGAGAGGAGCAGTGTTAGATGTAATTCAACAAACCAACAAAGAACTAACCAATCTAATAGAAACACGATGGAATCTAGACTTCAATGTGCCACTATTACTTGAATCAAAAATAGGTAATAATTGGCTTGACACTAGAGATGTGGCATGATATAACTAGGAACTATTCACATTTAAAAAGGAGAAACTAATGACAGATTTAGTTACAATAAATACTAACGATTACGAAGCAATGGCTAAAGCTATGGGCATAGCCAATGAGAGATCTGAAAGCACCAAAGAGAAAGCAAGTACGCTTGCACGTTTGAGGATCAATCACGCACCTATCATGGGTACGGCTGAAGTTAAAGGTAAGGAAGTCAACGTAGAGGTTGTCGAAGGTGGTATGTATAAACTTGAGATACCCGATGGGCCTACTTACTTTTCAAAGAGCATAAGGGTCAGACCTTTTATGCAAAGGTTTATGTTTAAGCGTTTCGTTATGGGCAAAGGTAATACCAAGAATAGGTACATCAAAACCATAATGGCTGACAATCTTAACATAGATTTAAAAGATAGTGATGGGGGTTTCAACTGTGGTAAACCTTCAGGTTGGATTGAAGATTTCAAAGCCCTGCCTGAAGCCCAACAGCAACTGATCAGATCCTGCAAACGTGTTCGTGTTGTGTTTGGTCTTGTCACTATGATAGATCCTGTGGATGCAACAGGTGAGAGTGTTAATGTTCAACCCCAAGCTTGTATTTGGGAAGTAGAGAACAGAGATGCTTTCAAGAGTATAGGTAAATGCTTCAACGACTTGGCACGTGCTAAGAGATTACCTGTACAACATGAGATAGCTTTATCTACTGAAGCTAATTCGCTTGCTAATGGTAGCACATTCTTTTTACCGAGTCCAACCTTAGACCTTACTAAAACAGTAGAGGTAGGTGATTCCGACCAGACGATGTTTGCTAACCTAGTCTTGTGGGTACAGAACTACAACGACTACATTCTAAGTCAATGGAATGAGAACGTTCACAAGAAAGAGCAAGTAGATAGCAGTGTTCTTGATGACTTCATTGAGATCGACACAGATGAAGTAGTTTCATAATGAAACACCCTGCCGAAATGATTATACATCAGTACCTAGATAAGGCATCTAATGGTGAGACAACTGTAGCTACTAGTACAGTGAATCAAATCTGTAAAGATGTTAGGGATGCTGTTGTTCGTCAGTTTGGTGGGGGTAACAAGCGTGATGGGTTTGCCTTTCGTATGTCTAACGTAGGCAGACCCTCATGCCAACTGTGGTTTGACAAGAACAAGCCACAGGAAGCGTTACCCAAACCGACTACATTTATAATGAACATGTTGCTAGGAGATATAGTGGAAGCTGTATTCAAAGGCATCCTAAAAGAAGCAGGAGTAAAGTATGAAGATTCTAAGCGTGTTACCCTTGACTTGGGAGAAGACTCACCACAACGTGTGGTTACTGGAACATATGATATTGCTATTGATGATGCTGTTGATGACGTTAAGTCAGCGTCTGATTGGTCATATAGAAACAAGTTTGATTCTTTTGACACACTTAAAAATGGAGATGCCTTTGGTTATGTGGGGCAGTTAGCAGGCTATGCAAAAGCTTCAGGCAAGAAAGCAGGAGGTTGGTGGGTAGTTAATAAAGCTAACGGCAACATCAAGTACATACCTGCAGAAGGAATTGAAGTTGATAAAGAAGTTGATAAGATCAAGGCCAATGTCAACAAGGTAAGTACACAAGAGTTTGAAAGGTGCTTTGAACCTATAGAGGAAACCTTCAGAGGTAAGCCAACAGGCCACAAGATACTGGGAGTTACGTGTGGGTTCTGTTCCTATCGTAAGTCCTGCTATCCTAACATGCAAGAGTTGCCACAAAAATTGTCTAAGGCTAAGAACCCTAAGATAGTAGCGTACGTCTGATGGATAGCAAGCAGTTTCAAGCTGCACGTAAGTATGGGTACAGGTCAGGGTTAGAACAAAAGCTTGCCCTATACCTTACCCAATTGCGTGTTAAGTATTCCTATGAATCAATAAAGATTGAGTGGGAAGACCTAGCGTATCGAACGTACACACCTGACTTTATTCTTGACAATGGAATTATAGTTGAGACTAAGGGTATGTTTACTGCAATGGATAGACGTAAGCATATTGCCATTAAGAAACAACACCCTAAGTTGGACATAAGATTTATCTTTGAGAACAGTAGACGTAAGCTACGTAAGGGTGCTAAGTCTACGTATGCTCAGTGGTGTGATCGGTATGGATTTGAATACGATAATAGAGTTATACCTGAAGCATGGTTAAAAGAAAAGGGCAGGGTAGTACACCCAAAGTTTATTGCCTTTACTCGCAAGAAGATAGTGAGGAATTGATATGACAAAACATATACCACTAGACATAGACGATGAAGATTTTATAATAAAGATACACCCTCAACGAGATAGCAATAATAATTGGACAGGAGATGTGACCTTGGGTATAATAACCTCACACGATAATCCCTTGTCAGACAATGACTATTTCTATATGATGGAGTTTTCTAATCTTATATGTGCTACTGTACCTATGATGTCGCTCGACCCTGAATTTAGAGATGAGATACAAGCGTTCGTAGATGCAGAGAAGGAAGAAGAAGAAGCTAAGAGAGTAGCGAACAACCGAAAGAAAAAGAAAGTTAAAACAGAAACAACTGGCAATGTTATTAAGGTAACATTTTCAGGCAAGGTAGATGGGAGTGCGTAACATGACAGAATATAGTAAAGATAGCTTTAAAGGAACGTATACAGAAGATGCATTTACACCTTCATT